AGCCGAGCGTAGCACTCAACCACACGGCGAAGTCAGGATCATCACCAGGCTGACTTTCCAGCGTGTGCACCCAGCGGCCGCGACAGTTCGGGTGCGCCAGCCCTGCGGGGAGCCAGTACATTTCTTCCGGCGTGCGCGGAACCAGCTCATCACCCACCCGCTTGCGCGGTGACGCTGATCGACCGATATTATTCTTGCCAACCCAGATCTGCGTTTCGCCGTCCTTGTCCGGAGCATCAGCATCGACCACCGTGGCAATGCGCCCGTCGATGGCCTTGCAGAATTTGCAGGCCGTGGCGTATTGCTCGATGCGCTTGACCCTGGTGCCTGCCGGCAGACTGGCGATGAAGCCTTGGGTCTGGCATTCGCCTGCCTCGGTAACCGCCAGGCGGCGCCAGTCCCGGTTCATGTCCGCGAACTGGTCGAGCAAGGCCGTTTCCAGAGATTCACCAGGTTCGCCAGGGGCTTTTGTCGTCTGGTTTTGTAGGTGCTGCATGATCGAGTTGCGCAGCGTGTGGCGGACGCTCTCCGTGACCGCACGCACATTCTCGGCGGCCCGGGCGTTCCCGAACATCAGTGCCGACTGTTCTGCCTCGGCCAGCGTGAACTGTTGCATCGCTGCGCCCTGCGTCGACGGCAGCGCCATCAGAATCTTGTCGGCTTCCTCCAGGGTGGCCTGGTGATCCAGGTTCGCCTGGACTTTGCCCATCAGACTTGCGCGGGTGGCCATCCATTGCGCCTCGGTGCGCAGTTCATCCGCAGGCAGATACCGCTGCACGACGTAGTCAACCGACATCATGTGGTCGTCGAGCGTCCATTGCCCGGGTGGCAGCGACTGCAAGTAGAGGCGAACCAGATCCAGTTCGGCCTTGTCCCAGCGCGCCATCATGCCTGGCATATTCACCGGCTTCGCTGCGTCAGGGTTATGGTTCAAACCTTGCCCCCAGGCGATGATTTCCTTTTTCACATGCGCCAGGCGATCCAGGCCGCGTTCGCTGAACAGCTCGACAAGGCGGCGGATCAGCACGGATTCATGCGGCCCCCACATGCCGGGGTCGCCGTCGTGCGTGGCTTTGAATAGGAAGTCTAGCGCCTGATTGGTGGCGTGCGGGCTGACGGGAGTTAGATCAACGAAAAGGGACACGGGCGATTCTCGGCGGGTTGGGCACCCTGCGAGAGAGCGCGGGAAGTGGGAAAACAAATCGCCCCGGCCAGCAGCAACCGATGGAGTGGTCGGTGTAGACGCTGCCAGCCAGAACTTCACCCCTTACGACTATCGACCTGGTGAAGGAGGGGCACCGGGCCAACAGGGATGCTGCGCTCTCCGTCTTGTCTGGCTTACTACGTTGCCGCAGCAGCACCTCGGACGATGCGAGGCGAAAGGTATCCAGTGGTTTAGCCCCCACTGGCCGCGTCAGACTTCGCGGGCCATAGGCTTGATGCGTTGATCATATGCGTCACGACGACGCCAGCTGCTACGGATCGACCACGAAAGCCGGCAGGCCGAAGGCTTTCTGCATGTCGTCAGATTTCTTTTTAGCCGCAGGCTTGTCGGCACCATCGCCATCGCCGTCGCCGTCGCCGTCCGGCATGGTCATGTTGGTCTGCATATAAAGGCCCATCAGGTTCGGGTTCATCGGGGCATTGCCCAGAACCTCATCGGCGATTTCGTCTTGTCCACGCGCCTTGCGCACCTCGTTCCAGGTCGATGTTGCCTGTTCTTCGGTCCAAGCCTGCTTGGTATCCAGATCGTCCATACCGGTCCAGCGGAACACGTATTGGTCGCCGAATTCCGACACGACGTAGTCGCTGAACAGGTCTTCGAAGTACGCCATCAGCGGGCGCAGGCCTTTGTCCTTGGAATTGATGATCTTTTCTTCGGTGTCGCTGCCCGACAGGCTGGATGCGCCAGTGGTGAACGATTCGAAGTTGATTTCATCCGGCGCCATGCCGTAGATCGCGCAGATGATCGACGTCAAGAAGGTCATCCACTTGCCGAACATCAGTTCGTCGACGTCAACCCCGAACTTCTCAAAGGACGCCTTCGATTCGCCGTCCTTGGCCACCAGGACCGGCATCGACCAGGCGTTCGCTACGCCTTTGGTCATTGCGTTCCAGTAGCGCTTAAAGCTGGCCAGGTCCTCGTTGCTGTAGTTGCCCGCCATGTGCAGGATCCCTTTCGGGATTGCGTTGGAGTCGAAGAACTTCAGGTTGTAAGTCATGGCGTTCAGGAAGCCCGTCACCACGCGCACCAGCAGCTCGACTTCCGACAGGCCATAACCACCCACAAGCACGTCGGTGCGGGGGTTGCGCGGCACGTAGATCAGGTCGTCGTAGGTGTAGGACGCACGGATGTTGCCCTGCACAACCTGCAACGCGAATAGTTCGTCGTCGCCCTGGTAGCCCAGTTCAGTGCAAAGCCGGATGGTAGCGCCGTCGACCGCGTACATTCCGTCAAGGCCTTTCTTGCGATCGCGCTTCCATTCCGTTTCGATGGCGGCGCTGTCCAGGGTCAGCGAGTCGCGAACCAGCTTGGACATGAAGCCACTGAAGTTGTCACGGCGCAGGCGCATCCGTTGGCGTGGCTTGTTCTCCCAACCGCAGTTGGTGAAAAAACCTTCCAGTAACTGGATTGATTGCTGTTCGTTCTCGCCCAGTTTGGCGCTGGAGTCTTTGTGGCGGATGGCAAAGCCTGGCCCCTTACCCGTCTCCTGGACGCGGCAGAATCGCCGGATCTGGCGCTCGCGGGTCAGTATGACGGCGTTCAGGATCGGCGTCTGTTCGACCATAGAGCGCATCATGTCGAAGCCAAAGGCACCGGGTCGCTCATAGTAGTCGCCCAGTGACTGGGTCCGTCGCTCATCCAGGTAAACCGACTGCATGCCGTCATGCCCTTTCTGGGCCGCCATGCTCGGGAACTGGACGATGTTGGACTGCATCGCCTTCTGGAGTTCCTGTTCGCGATATTGATCCGCCATAAATGTCACCAGCGGCATCATATCCGCCACGGAACTTGGCATCGCATCTTTCTGGGCTTCACGCATAGCATCCTGCTGCTCGTCTTTCGGAGCCTGCGGATGGTGTGCGATTTCGAGGGCTTTATCTGTCATGCAGAAAATCATGCTGTCACGACAGCGGATGTCGCTCGCTTGTTTCATTGATCAAATTTGATTATTATGTGCGACCGATAACCCGCTGTAGATGACCATGACCTTTGCACAAAAGAAGCGTGATCGCGCCCTGCTTTCAAAGCACTGGCTTGAGCTGACAAACCGCAGAACGCCGGAAGGCTGGGAGAAACGCTGTTCGGCCTGCGGCGAATGGTTGCCCCGTGACGAAAGCTGCTTTTCGTGGTGCAAAAACTCAGTTCGCTTCGTTCACCGCTGCAAGCCATGCGATGCCGAAAAGCAGCGGGCCTACCGAAAACGAATTAAGCAAGGCACCCATCTGGTGCTACCACAAAGGAAGAACCATGGAACTCAAAGTCAAGAAATTGCAGCCTGATGCGCAGCTGCCTGTCTACGGCAGCGACGGCGCGGCCTGCTTCGATCTGCATGCGTACCTGCCAGATCACGAATGGCAGACCGTATCTGGTGGCCAGCCACTGGTGATCCCGACTGGGCTGGCCTTTGAAATACCGGAAGGCTGGGCCATGGAGATTTATTCGCGATCAGGGCACGGGTTCAAGAATGACATCCGCCTAGCCAATTGCGTTGGCATCATCGACCACGACTACATAGGCGAAGTCATGGTCAAGCTGACCAGCGATGGTCCTGAACACACGGGCACCCCGATAAAGCATGGCGATCGCATCGCACAGGCGAAACTGGTCCCCGCACCGCAGGTCACATTCGTCGAAGTAGACGAACTTACCCCCACCGAGCGCGGGGAAAATGGATTTGGTAGCACCGGCGCATAAATATCCATTGACCTAAAATGATCAACGCATTAACATCCGCGCCATCGAACAGTGACTAGGTTCGATGGCCGGATGTATTAAGCGTGGGCTTCTTCGAACCTTCCTTTCCCAATGAACGTTCTCTATGTAAGGGGAGGCCCACCCTTAATACACCTGGCTTGGCGCCTCAAGCGTCTGCGGCCCAAACCTTCAACGGTAGAAAGCCAAAAAAGACTTGAGCATCTGGGGAAGTGCCAGACCGATGTCCTGGGATGCAACCCCGAAAGGGTTAGTGTTGCTGTAAGTCCAGGCTGCATCGGAAGCTGCTTTTACTGACTGCCCCTTTAAGGGTAAGAGTGCTGACGAACCAGAGCGAGAGTGCGCATAACGCCTGCTTGGTCAGTGAAAGGTCTACGCCTGATCAGCGACGGATCCCACGAAAGCAGCCCCCGATGCAGATGAATGCGCAGGCTGATGCGCACACGCGATAAGTGGCGAAGCGGCAGAGGTAACCAATCCTTGCCAGTAGCCAAAGCCGGAAACTTCAGCACCGGCCATCTGCACTGATTTTTATTTGGCATGTAGCTCAGCAGGTAGAGCAGCGCACTGTTAATGCGCGGGTCTCTGGTTCGAATCCAGACGTGCCAGCCAGTTTCGCCGTTATAGCTCAGTAGGTAGAGCAGCTGCCTTGTAAGCAGTTTGTCCAGGGTTCGATTCCTTGTGACGGCACCAGAGCAACAAACCCGCAAGACGATTCGGGATGCTGTCGAACTAGCTGTCGCTTAAACACGGCGACCAGACCATGGAACTGTAAGGCCAGGGGTCAAGACGTTCGCCAGTTTGTGTAAATCGTAAGCCGGGTCTTTAACGCAGCAGTGCAACCCCAGGTTCGATGGCCACGTCGAAGGCGATAGAGTGGCAAGATTAGTGCCCGCATATGCGGAAGTTTTTATCTTTATCGGCAAGACTGTGGGAACGGGCATTAATTTGCTGACCTTGCGGTAGGTTTGACCCGCAGTCTTGACCGATACAGATCGAAATATCGCATGGCGAGTGCAGTGCAAACGTGGCCTTCCTCATCGGGTGGTTTGAGCGCAATTATCGGGGGCGACCACGCAACCCTAAGCCGATAAAAAGCCGGAATTCGCAGCCGGTGATCTGTAACAACAAACAGCCCCGCCTTGGGTTTCCAGAGCGGGGTTTTTTGTTGCCTATATTTCTTGCATTGATCATATTTGATCAAGTAGAATTTATAAATCGGATAGCCGATCAAAACCAACAAGGAGTCACGCCATGCACGTCACCTTCAAAAAGAACAAAGTCATTCGCGAAGTCAAAGTCGGGTTTTCCTGGACTGTCCTGTTTTTCGGCGCGTTCCCGTTTGCTTGTCGTGGCATGTGGGGCTGGTTCTGGCTGACGGTTCTTCTGTGCGTGTGCACCTACGGTCTTGGCGGCATCGTCATGGCGTTTTTCGCCAACAAAATCACCGCCCGCTGGCTGGCCGAAAACGGCTGGTTGGTTTCCGGCGGCCAGCAGATCCCTGCGGGCTGGGGCATCGCGATCTAACACGACATCACAATTCATAACCCATAACTACCGAGAGAAAAAATGAAGCTGATCAAGAATGCCATCGTCTACAGCGCCACCCTTCCTGCCGCCGCAGACCTGGCAGTCCACCTGGCTGAACGCCCGTGGTCGCCAATCCTCGAAACCCAGCTGTCGCAGGCGTCCTTTGTGCCGGTCAAGATCACCAAGGAACTGGTCACCGAGTTCGACGGCGGCTACTGCTTCAGCCTGCGCCTGGACGAAAAGATCCTGCCGAAAAGCATCGTGAAGGCCAGGGCTGACGAACGCATTGCGCGTGTCGAAGCGTCCACCGGCCAGCGCATGAAGAAAATCGAACGCATCGCCATCTACGACAACACCATGGCAGAACTGGCACGCACCGCGCTGGTCAAGACCGCCGTCATCACCGCGTTCTACAACATCCGCGACAACTACCTGATCGTGCCGGTGACCAGCAGCAAGCTGGCGAACGTGGTGATCGGTACCCTGATCCAGGTCGTGGGCAGCGTGAAGACCACCACCATCCACATCAGCGACATTAAACATGGGCTTAGCACCCGTCTGAAGGCGCACCTGGGCGAAGAAAAAGACCTGCGCGCATTCGAATCGGCCGGCTTCAAGATTGGCGAACAGGTCAACCTGCAGAAGGCCGGCGGGGAAAAGGTCAACTACAAGCTGGAAAGCCTGGACAGCGTCGCGGTGGCGATCATCGAACGCCTGGACAACGGGTTCACAGTGAACGCCCTTAGCCTTGAATCCAACGGCGTCGACTTCAAACTGACGCAGGACTTCACGTTCAAACAGATCGCCTTCCCTGCACCGGCTGAAGCCGATGAAGGGGAGGACGGCGTGTTCCTGTGGTGCCAGGAAGCAGCGGTGCAGGTGTTGCTGTTCTCCTTGATCATCCGTGACCTGTGCAACCTGCTGGGCTACCAGCCGCCAGAAACTGAACCTGTCGCTGTTGCAGCCTAACCACTAATGCCCTGCCGGGGGGAAACCCCGGCCTTTGGAATTGAAAATGCGCAAAATGATTAATCGCCGTACCACTTCCCGCCGACGCCAGCCGTGGGCTACCCTCGACGGTTTCCAGCCCAGTACACCAGGAAAACCGGAGTTTCCATGCGCCACCTTATTGCCCTCGCCCTTGCTGTCGTCGCCAGTTCCGCCTGCGCCGAAGGAACTATCGCATCCCGTATGGTGCCAGCGCCAACGCCAGGGCAAGTGCTTATCCTTGAGCTGAGCGACTTCCAGGCGGAACCAGATACATGCCGGGAAGGCACATTCATGGCCAGAATCAAGCTGGCCGAACCCTTTGTTTCAGGCACCAACCACCAGATCAACATGGGCTGCTGGCACTACAGCGCTGCCGGCACAGTCATTTATGATGGCTGGAACGCGGTCACCAACAAAAAAATCCACATGGATATGCCGGTTGACGACTTCACGACAACCGACACCTTCAAGACGTGGGAATCCTACGCTGACAACTGATCAGCCCAGTTCATTGATATACGCGTAGCAGCTCGGCGTCGCCGGCCGCGTCATGATCATATTTTCCTTGCACATCCTGGTTTCAGGGTTGAAGTGGAAGCAGCTGCCACAGGTGTTGGCCAGCGCTTGTTCCTGCTCGACGCGTGCGGCTGCGATCGTGCCCTGGACATGAATCGCCGTCGGCTCCAGGATCCCGTTTTTTGTTTCCGTGACGTCTGGCAGGATGAACGTGGCCGTGCCGTGTGAACGCGACCAGGCGACGTCGCACAGCATATTGGCGTAACTGAAGTGGGGGTCGATGCCGACCTTTACCACCCGGCGCCGGTAAGCGTTGGTTTCGTCGTCCTTTTCCGCCACCAGGGCCGTCTTGGTGAAGTGGTGGAAAACCCGAGGCAGCACCGGCACCAACTGGCGCTGGCCCTTATCAACTACCTCCTGAATCAGCCCCTGCGGATCAGGGAACACGCACGACGGCACTGGCGTGGTGAAGCGAGACAGACTGACCTGCATGCACTTGTATTGGTCCATGCGCAGCGTGTAGCGGTCCTGGGCTTCCTCGTCCGTGCGACGGTCTGACCTGTCAGCCCTTGGCGCATCACCCCACTGAATCATCCCTTCCTTGACCGAACCGAAGCTGTCGCAGATGAACACGCGGCCCGGGAAGCGGTTGGCAAGCTTCTTGGCGTCGTTGTAGTTCGGGTTAATCTCGACCACGCACACGGCCACGCCATACAGGTCCATCAGCTGCGCCGATCGTTCGAACGGATCCGCGTCATACGTTTCCTCGACATGGATGACCGCCTGACGCCCGTCTGGCAGCCGTTCCTTGATGACGTGTACGTTGAAGTTACCCATCTGGTCGATGCCCATATAGGTGCCCTTGGCCCGCGTCTTCCACTGCACCATAAGCGCCAGGCCGGCTTTCACGCAGTTCGCCATGTGTTCCAGCGTCACCGGTACCTGGCTCGGGTCCAGATACGGCTTGCCAAGCTTCCGGTTGAAAAAGTTTTTCATGTCGGTCGCGGTGTTGTACGAGAAAATAATCTCGCCCGGGCTGATCGTCGGCGACAGAAACTGCGGGAAGTGGATCGACAGAATCGGCGCCTCGCCCTGCCCTGCCTCCGGCACTTCAGCCACCCATTCGCCGCGCTGCGGGTCATCGATCCAGCCGCCACAGTCCTTTTCTCCGCACACGTAGCGATAGCGATCGATCTTGCTGTCGAACTTGATGCACTCGGGGAAATAGTCATCCAGCGGCCTTGCGGTCAGGCAGTGCGGGCATTCGGTGCGGAACCGGTGCTGGGTGCCGCGCTTGTACCAGTGATGGATGTCCGCGTCTGGCCAGTTGGCCGTGCTGCCCATCAGCGTGTAACGGATCGGACTCGCAGAAAGTCGCTCTCGCGTTTTTTCCATCTGTTCCAGGGTCATTTCCTGCACTTCGTCGAAGGACAGGATCGACATCGGGATCGATTCGGTGGTGGCCCGGCCGGATGTCCAGGAGAACACGAACATCGCTTCGCCCATCCGACGGGTCCGCACGTTACCTTCGCCCGACTTGCGCCCGCTGCCATCGGCCGCGTCCATGGTCATCAGCTTGTGAACTTCCGGGATCGTCCGCACTACCGGCATGAATCGTTCGGAGGACTTCAGGCCCGCCAGGTTCATGTCGGGGAGGAACATACCGACGGTGGCCGGCTGGAACTTCAGCCCGAGGTAAATAACCGCCAGCATTTCCATGACGGTGAAGCCTACCTGGGCGCATTTCATCAGCACCAGGGTGCGCCGGAATGCCTGCTCGATCGTGGACGGGATCTGGTCGTAGATCCACATCATGGCCGGACGGTCGTCGAGCTTGAACGGGTGGCCATCCACCTTCAGGCCATCGGCCGCCAGGCGCAGGCACCACTGCAGGAAAGTTTCATCGGCGCCGATGACCTTCTGGGCAGATGAGAGCTCAACTGCCACATCCAGGAATTCGGCGCAGAAGCGCTGGGCGTATTCATTTTCAGGGCATGCGTCAGACTCCGCACGGACGGATTCTGGCAGGTAAGGGTTGCAGAACGAGTCGAACTGCCAGCAGGACCAGTCAGGATCCCGCAGACCGCCCTGGAACAGCTTGTAGAAATCGTTGCGCTTGCCGTAGGCGCCGGACAGGAACCAGGCATCACCCGTATTGCTCAACAGCGACTGACTGATCGGCCCTTCAAAGGTCTGCAGGAATCCCTGGACCTTGCGCACGTCGTCGACCACCACCAGGCCGAACTGTTCGAACACGTCAGGGTTGTCGGAAAGGCTGTAGAGAAAGATCGAGTTGCCGTTCGCCAGGTCGATGCGCTTGGCCGTCCGCTTCTTGATCAGCGGGGCAATGGCGTTGACGATGATGTTGACAGCCTTGTCCAGCTGCTCGTTGGTAGCAGAGAACCAAGCGACAGGAACCCGACACGACAAGGCGCCGCGCTTCGAAGCCAGCAGCACTTCGATGCCCAGCGTGGTCTTGCCGCCCTGTTCCCCCATGGCCACCGCATTGAAACGACTGGCCTTGTCGAGGATCTTTTGCTGGACGGTGTGCGGAGTTGGCAGCGTGACTTTCGGTGATTTTTTACTCATCACCCGATGATGGTGTCACGACCTCAATGGGTCGCAGGCACCATGCTTGCAACTTCGGCCAGGCCTTCTTTCAGCGTATGCACGGCGCCGGCCAGCAAGTCAGTCATCGGGATGTTGTTCTGCAGCAGCAGCAGCGGAATAGACAGGTAGGCACGGGTCTGGCGACCGCGAACCCATGCGCTGGCAGTGATGACATAGCCCCACTTCATTGGCGTGCAGCACCAGGTGATCTTTGTCATGCGGCACCCTGATTTAGCTTGGCTGGACGCTGGAAGTCGGTACAACGGACAATAACGGTCTGACCATCACGCTTGAGCGGCGCCATGGTTTCGAATTTCAGTGCGCTGCAGTCGCGCATTGCGTGGATGCAGGCGACGCACATACCGCCCTTGGGTTGATGATTCATGCTGGCACCGGGTCGCACAGTTCCATGGGCGTCCTGTAGTTGGGATGGGCGCGATCGCTGGTAACCAGGGTTTTGTGATCGCGCATGAATTCTCGGATCCCGCGCTTGACCAGCCCGATGGAGTTACCCACCAGGTCGATCGGGTGGAAAAAGTTTCCCTGGAAGTAATACAGCCGGCCCTGCTGGTCGGTCAGCTTCAGGATGTGGTGTTCATCTTGGCCCATCAGTAATCACCCCATCCCAAACCTTGGATGTATTCGTTCGGGATGATCAGCATTTTGGCGACAGGCGCTGCGCTGTCCTGGCTCAGGTCGCCAAAGTAGCCAAGTGCCGCCTTGGCGCGTTCAAGCGAGCGCGTCGCGTGCCGGATCTGCCAGTCCTTGCGCTGCTTGTACGAGCGCAGCGCATGGTCCTTGTTGGGATAGGCGAAGCGCTTTGAATAGGCGTCGCTTTCCTTCAGCACGCGTTTGCGGCGCCTCTTCACAGCATCCGCTACCCATGGCCACTGGTGGCCGCGCATCAGCTCGACAGTGCTTTTATCAGCGATGTACCAGCACAGCGCTGTTTCACCGATAACGGTGAAGGTCTGGCATGTCACCGAAAGCCCCTCTGGGCCTATGTCGTCGCGGAAACGATAATGATCAGGGCCGAGGCTCACGCTTGTTCACCCATGACCTTTTTCATCAGCGCATAGGTTTCCGTGGCACGCTTACGCTTGCCGTGGCACCAGTCCAGACCGACTTCGTTAAGGAAACAGCCGGTGATTTCACTCCAATTCGCGGCCAGTCCAGACCACTGTTTGCCATACGCAGCCATTTCCGGCATGCGCGATCGCCATTCAGGGATCAGTTCCAGCAGTAGCAGGCAGCGGTTCAGATCGTCCGGGTCGCATGGGTAGCTGTAGCCGTCTTCTGGCTCGCGTCCGGTCATGTGGCAGTAGATCGACTTTGACGACATCCCCACCTGGCCATCCAGCAGCCAGGCTTCACCGCGCTCGATGATCGACTTGTCAGCGCCCGGCATCGAGGTGTCGTAACCCAGTGCGCAGCCTGCAGCTTCCAGGGCAGCGATGCAGGCCTTTTCAAAGCCCTTCTGGCTGACCCGGCCCTGCATCAGGTCGTTCATCACCGGGACGATGGCGTCCAGTTGACGCTGGTTCAGGATGTAACCTTTCATGGACACGCTCATGCGGTTTTCACCTGATCAGCCTGTACAGATTCGACAATATCGACCACGCAGCGCATCGTTGCGGCCATGGCCTCCGCGCTCAGGCGTACCTTGGTGCTGACGTAGGCATTGCCATTGTCCGGTTCGCGTGTTGTCCACTCCAGCCGGAAATCACCGTTTGATGCCCGCAGGACTTCGACCGAACGGCCGTCATCGTCAATCTCGACGCGAACGCCGTGGGTGACCTTGATTGCTTTTTCTTCCACGCTCACTTCCTTTCCCCCTTGAATGCGCCACCGCTTCCAGTGGCGCGGTGAATTACTTCATCAGCTTGCCGAGTTCGGTTTTGTAGCCGGCAGATGCAGCCAGAAAGCCTGCGGTCCATGGCCATTCGTTTTTGTAGAACGCCTTGAATGCGTCCTTGTCGATCTGCACCACGTCATCCACCGACACTTCCATCATTTCGATGACGTCGACGTATTCCTGCGACTTGTTTTCTGGTGCGTGCAGGTTCATGCGGAAGTCGCTGAAGTCACCCCGAGCGGTGCGCGCCTGGGCTTCTGCCTGGAAGGCCAGAACAGCGGCCTTGTAGTCCAGATCGGCTTCGATGAATTGGGAGCGGTGAAGCGACAGGCCGCCTTTCAGCGCGTCGATCAGATCCAGACGGCGGACGTTCACGGTCTGCTGGCGAAGGTTGATCATGCTTGCACCGCCGCGACAGCGGCATTGGTGGCTTCAGCGGCTGCGACGACTTCCTTCGCCTGCTCGACAATCGCGCCGACGTCGAAGTCTTCGTTACCTTCAAGGCTGTAGCTGCCGTGCTGGATCCTGAAGGCGTTCTTCGCCAGTGGGGCCAGCAGCTGCAGCAGCAATGCGTTCTGGCGCATGACTTCCGCGAGGACCACGCGCACTTCGTTGGTCACCAGCTGTTCACTTTCAAGGTCGTTGCAGGCGTTCACGCACACGGCAATGCGCTGGGCGACACCTTCACCAGCAAACACCCAGACCGCGCCAAGATGGCCAGCCATGTCCATGCAGACAGGTGACGGCAGGCCTGGAATTTGCGGGGCTTGCATGACGCAGGCTTCGGTTGTTTCCGGGCCACTGATGTTCAGATGAAGGTTTTTCACAGTCATTCCTATGCCGGGCAGTGCCCGGCGCATTTATGGGGTGGCTATTGTAAATCCGTTAATCTTTTTTGATCAATCGTTATTTGATCAATGCCTGCAAGCGCTTGCGGTTGGCTGGGTTGTTGGCGGCATACGGCGCCAGTGGCTGAAGGGCAGCCATGACGTGCCAAACGCGGTTGTACGCGTTGTGCAGCGGGTCGTTGTCCACGGAATTTTTGAAGTTGTCGTAGGTCAGCGTTTCCGCCAGCTTGGCGATCGTGGCGCCGACGACAGCGCGCTTGATGGCAGCGCGGAACAGGTAGTCGTTGCCTAGCGTTTGCTTGACGACTGCGTCAGGGAAGACGGATTCGATGTCGCCCTGGCGGCGGGCGCGCACTAGCAGTTCATCGGCGGCGCAGTCTTTGTGAACTACGGACAGGAAGGCGGTATTTGTGCAGATCCACATGATAAAAAACCCCACTCAATTGGCTTGATGTGGGGTTACATTAATCAAATTTGATCAATGGAGCAAGCTGTTTTTACCAAAGCTTGCCTTGTGGCTTTGGTGGTGGGGTAGGCTTCGGCCCGGCGCCGATTGCTTCGGCGATGCCGTGGTCAGCCCACATATTCAGATGCTTATACAGCAGCGCCTTGGGTACCAGGTGCACCGCTTGCGACTCCCAGCCCATGGCGATCGGGGTACCGCCTACGCGCTTGGCCGTGTACATCCTGGCCTTGGATGTCGTGCGTTCATAGTCACCGAGGAAGCCGGTGATTTCCACCTGCAGGCCACTTTCTTCGAAGCATTCCTTGATCGCATTCGCCTGCAGCGACAGATCCGGTTCGGCGGTGCCTTTCGGGAAGCTGGCCTTGTATCCGCCGAAAGCGTTGGTCGGGGCTATCAGCCACACGCGGCCATCCGGTTCTTCAATGACCACGCCGCTGGCCGCCTTCTTACCTGGTGGCAGCTTGAACGGCGGCTCCACCAGGTCGTCATTCTGACCTTCGACATAGTCCCAGCCTTCGGCCGTGGTCGGGGTGTCACGCCATTCGCGGAAGCCTACGCCATGCAGGGACGCTGGCACGTTCCCATCAGGCAGGAACGTGGCCACCGCGTTGGGGTGGTGCCAGGTGCTGGGGGCCGACGCGTGCGACGGGTGCGTCACCAGCACCGGCTTGCCATCCTCGCCCATACGCGGGTGTGGCTTCGCATCAGGTGCGTGCGCTTCGCCGACGCGGGCATGCGGCTTGACGTAGGTGCCATTGCGCTTGGTGTAGCCGCCGATATACGACTTGGCCAGATCGATCACCGGATAATTACTCATTAGATTCAAGCCCTATCAGCAGCCAGGTGAACGATCGGATGTTTTCCTGCAAGGCGTCGACCAGCTCGGCGCCTTCTGTGTTGCCGTGTTCGGTAATAGCGCCGTAGATGTAGTGGACGAATGTGGCGAAGGCCTGCGCGACAATCTGCACATCGTCTTCATCTGGCTGGACAGATTCGCCCATGCGTGTGCGGACGTAGTCAGCTAGGCCTTTACCATTCCAACCAACGATCGCGGCATAGCCATCATCTTGGCCGCAGAAGACCTTCGCCATGTCCAGGCATGCAGCGCGATCGCCGTCGGCCGCAGTGTTCGGCGTCAGTTCACCCCGGCCAACCTTGGCGAAACGGCTTGTGACGCCTTCGGTGAACTGGCGCAGCATCTGGTCGACGTCATGGATGTCGCCAAGATACGGCTTCGCCCCGGTGGCTTGCGCGGCCGACGCGACCAGACCGGTCGCATCGTTATGGTGGTTTACTTCACTCATTTTCCTGGCTGCTCCGACGGCAGAATAACCGCCTCGATAACGTGGTTGACCCCATTCCCGAAGCCGTCTTCATCAGGTCCGCTGACCTTCTTGACCGACAGCACCAGGATGCGTGTGTTGGGCGGAAGGACCATTTCATCCTCGCCCTGGTGCTGCGACAGGCCACCACTTCCACCAGTCGAACCCTTGCCCACCCACAACCCCTTCACGCCTGGGCCTACATGCAGTTTTAGCTGCGTGTTACCGCTCCAGGACGATGGCCGGATGGATGTTGACATGATAGCTGGCTCCTGAAGAATCTTGCCAGTGGATGCTAAAATTTGATCAAGGCCGATGCCCGACAAACTCAGTTTCCGCGACAGGATAGTGCCTGGCTTGATTTCATGGCCAAGGGTGTTCAGGGCTTCGGCGGCCGACTTCGATGCCCCCGTTGGGTTGCCGCTCCATAGCGAGGTGTTCATTGCCCCGTAACCGGCGCCGGTATACGAGATAATCGCCTGCTTCTGGGTGACGGGCATCGAATTGACGATGGCCAGCGCGGCCGGGGAATAGGTTTTCTGATCCAGCTGACCATTCGCCCAGCTGGCTTTTTCCAGGCCGAGCGCCGGCAGGTCGATCAACCCCGGGGCGCCCAGCACCAGGAACTTGCCAGCCTTCGCGACGGTTTCCCCGTGCGTGCCGCTGTTCAGGGCCGGATAGGCCGCGTTCAGCGAGTGCAGCGGGTGGCCGCCATCGAAGCGGAATACCTTCGGCGGGTTCAGCTGCTGGTGGATTTCGTTCATCGCCTGCTGGGCGTAACCCTTCACATGCTGCGACGGGTGTTCCAGCACAGGCGCAGCGCCTGTTACTTCGCCCGTGGCCTTGTTGAAGGTGTCGGCTGACAAGCCCTTGATCGACTCAGGGTTGCCGGTCTGGGCCGCCACATAGATCGACTGCACCGCCTTTTCGTTGGCCTGGTTGATGAACTCTTTGCTGGATGGCCCAGAATTGCCGGATCCGCCCCAGTTTGTGAAGCTCGGCGGGGCGCTGATGTTCTCCGGCTTGAATTCGATTTTCTTTTCCTTCTTGGCCTTCGGATACTTGGCCAGCAGGTCGGCCTTGCGTGCGATAAGGGTCGCTGCCAGCTTGACCTTGTCGTCGGCACTACCTGGGCCGTAGGTGTTCACCAGGGCATAAATCTGGGCGCTGCTGACCTTCAGCACGTTGGCCACCGACGCGGTGATGTCGGCCTTTGTCATCTTGCCGAACACCGCCGCCGACTTATCGTTGATCGACTTGTCGCGCAGGGTATCGATCTCGGTGACGGTGTCGCCGAATTCCTTCTTGGCGCCCTGGGCACGGTATTCCAGCGAGCCGCCCGCATCGACGCGCATGGCGTTGCCGTTGGCGTCCAGCTGTAGGTTGTCGAATTCCAGGCCGACGACGTCGTGGTTGGCCAGCCAGGCGTCGACCGCGAAGCCAGCCTTGGCGCCCTTGGCCTTCGCCAGTTGTGCAGGCGATCCCTTGCTGACGTCGGCCCACTTGCTGGCGATGCCGATCTTGCCGTCTTTGGTGACCAGTTTGGCGTCCTGCGCCGAGATACCGGCCGCCGCGTACAGCTTGGCCGCCAGGACTTCGGACTTAGCCATGTTCTCGTCGCCAGGGAATTTGCAGTACCACTCGACGCCATCCGGGTCGATGAACTTGCCGCCCGGGTTCGATCCGCCTTGCGGGCCGATCTGTTTCCAGTCGTCCATAGACGGGTGCGCAGGTTCTACGGCTTTCGGTGCAGCAGCTGGTGCCGCAGGTTTGGCCTTCGGTTTCGCCGGGGCTTTGCCGGCGGCTTCCTTCAGGGCTTCAACGTAGTGATAGATCGCGTCGTGCGACTGGCCGTTCCCGTCGTAGCCCGTGATCTTGTACGGTTTACCTGTCGTAGCAGCTGTCAGGCTGGTGATGACCTTGCCGCTCGCCTTCATTTTCTTGGTGATACCCTTCAGTGCCGAAACGCCGTGGTCCTTGATCTGCTGCTTCAACAGGTCAAGGCTTGCCTGGGCCTTCAGCGGCTGCATCAGGTTGGACAGGTCTGGCATCGGTACCGCGTCGATCGGGTGCACGGCAGTCTGCGCCGTTGTGGCTTCAGCCTGCGGAGGTACGTCTTGCAGCGCAACGGTGCCGTAGTGGAGCATCGTTTTTGCTTTGCCGCCGGTGTAATTCGCCTCAATCTCGGCCAGCGCCGCCTTGATCTTGCCTGCGTCTTTCGCGTGCTCAGCGTCGTCGAAAAGCTGCTCATAAGCCGCCATGACATCCGTGGTCATCTGCTGCTTTCCGGCGCCCTGGTCCATCTTGACCCAGTGGCCATCCTTCAGGATCAGCATGCCGTCGGCGCCTGGCTTGGTGTCGCCTTCCTTCGGTTTGCCATCAGTCACGGCCTTGGCCGCGCCATCGTAGCCGTGAGCCATCAGCGCCATCACAGCGGCGTCATAGGCCTTCGGCGTGTCGCCATTCTTCAGGATGAAATTGACGGCGACGCTGGTGGCTGAACTGGCACTGCCAGCATTACCGACAGCACTGACCAGCGCGCCGATGCCTGGCAGTGTTCCGTTGATCTTGGCGGCCTTGTCCTTCGCGGTTTTGAATTGGGAGACCAGATTCTGGTAGCCGCTGTAATTCAGTGCCTCGATGACATGGTCGACGGTTGCCGGCGTGGTGCCATGCTCTTTCAGATAGTCGAAGGCATACTGGTTCGCCTGGGCTTCTTTTGTAGTCGCGCCAATGGTCGCCATCAGCGAATAAGGCGCTTCGGATGCCGCCGCAGGTGCAACGCCGACCGGTGTTTCTTTGGTCGAATCCGCGCCGAGGTAGTCCAGGCCAGCCTGGGCGTAGGCATGTGAAGCCTGGGCGCCAGCTGACATCAGGCCCGCAGTGGTGCTGACCTTCATTTGCAAATGTTCGATGTCGCCAGCGTTTATGGCAGTTTCGATTTCATCGACCACCTCGGCCCAGTGTTGGGATGCAGACGGCTCAACGGCTGGTTTGACCGGCTTACCGCCGTCGCCCTTAGAATCCAGGTATGCCTTGGCCGCTTTGGCGTATCCGTCGACTTGATCCAGTGCGCTGCCCGGGGTAGCGCCTTCGGTTTGGAACAGGATGTCGTCCAGGGCTGTATGGTCGGCACTGTCCAGCGCATTCTTGACGTCGTGCGCCAGTTGCTGGTGTCCGGCCAGATCGGTCGGCATGCTCGGTTTACCACTGCGCGCAGGCACAGCCGCTTCAACCGGCGCCGGTACCGGGGCCGACAGCGCAGCACCGCCAATCTGGGCGACCGCGTTGGCCTGCATAGCCAGCAGCATCTTGCTGTTTTCGGTCTTGCCCTTCCAGGTGTTGCCCACCTTGCCGTTTTTGTTCGGCTCCAGGCCATCAGCCTTCAGCTGCTCCAGGCCCGCGACGTCGCCAGCGGCGTGCAGCTCCTGGACCTTCTTGGCCACTTCGGCGTAGTAGTCGACGACGCCGGTGGTGTTCTTGCCTTCGACGAAGTTAGGCATTGGCAGGCTAGGCGCTTCAGCCGGCTGGCTGGCGACCTGTTGTGCGTATTCCATCTGGTGTGGGTTGAGCAGAACGTCTTTGTGCCCTGGCTTCTTGAGGACGCCAACCGATGCGAACTTCGGCCCGTCCTTGTACAGGGTCGGTTCGCCATAGCCTTCGGCCAGCAGTTGGTCGACGTATTGCTGCCCCGGGGTCTTTTTGTTGTCCGTGGCTGCGACGGGTGCCGTGACAAGCACTTTGGGCGCCTCTGCGACGGGTTCCGGCGTAGGAGAGGCCAAAACGTGTTCTGGCTGCGCTGGCGTGGCATCGACGACTGGCGCTTGGGCTTCGACCGGTTTCGACACCGCCGGCACTTCGCCTGTCAGCGTGTGGTGGGTGCCCTGCTTCAGGCCCGGGTGCACGGTATGTTCGCTGCCCATCAGGTTCAACAGGTAGTTGGCCACCTTGACGACCTTCTTGTTGGTCGTGTCGTTCGGGTAGCTACCGGCCAGAATCGCCTTTTCATCGCCGGCTTCAAACGCTTCCTTCAGCTTGTCCAGCTTCTTGATGAAGGTAGCTTTGTTGCTGTTGTCGGCGTGCGCGTACACCTGCGCCCACATATCGCTGGTCATCCGGGTGTGACCAGACGCGGGCTTTTCAGCCAGCACTGGGGCGCCTGCCGGTGCAGGTTTGTCCTGGTGGATTTTGTGCCAGCGGCCATTGAGCAGGTAGAAACCGGCCTGGTGCGCGATCTGCACGGACTTGACCAGCAGAACCACGCGACGCGGGGCTGCTGAAGGGGGGGCTGGCAAAGCGATAGGTTCGTTCATGTTGCCAAGCGTGGCATCACGACCGTAGGGCACAAAAAAGCCCGCCGGGTATCAAGGGGCGGGCTTTTTCAGTGGTGCAGATCTGTCAGATTGAAAGCGGCGTTCGCTGGGCGCCGAGGTCACTGGCCGACGTCTGGCGGAAGCCATGCCCTTCTGGGGTCAAACCAGCACCGACGCCGGTGGCCATCTGCACGGACTCGCCGAAACCGCTGGCCAGTTCGCGCTTGAGCTTTTCAACGCCACAGGCCATGGCATCGATGCCGGAGGTGACCAGCTGCACCAGCGGCGCAGCCAAGGCGGCGACGATGCCAAAACAGGCGCTAACCACACGGGCAAGCGCTAAACCAATACTGCGGAAAGACTTCATAGGTGTTCCTCGGGTAGGTGTGGCTGGACATCTAAGGAACCAACAGACTGCCGTCACGACACTTTCCGCGTTTTGCGCCCTATATGCGCCCTACCCCACAGAGTTCTGTCGATGCCCAGCGCCCGGCATGGCCTCCAGCGCTGGTCGCCTCTGATTCAGCATCAGGGCGTTGGGTCGTCAGATTCACCCAGTTCGCCGCGCAAGGCCTTTTCCAGCATGCTGTTCAGTTCTCGCTGAAGCGATCCCGCGTCGGGGTTACCTGTTTCCACCACGGTAAAGCTGACTTCGCCCTTCCCGGGTACGTAGCAGTTGCCGCTAGCGACCGTGGTTTCAACCAGCTTGACGGCCTCTAGCCACAGCTCGTTGGCGTGCTCGGCGCTGACCGCCTTGATGTCGATGGTGATTTTCGCAGTGTAGGGTTCGGTCATGGCGCAGGATCCTTACGAATTATGAATTGTGACCTGTGAATTACGATTTGTGAGTTGCGATTTCCTAATTACGCTTTGCGAATTGTGAGTTGTGAGTTGTGAGTTGTGAATTATTCCTTTCCGCCATCCTGGTCAGCGGCCGGTGCCGGTGCCGGTGCTTCCTTCCACTTGTCGCACTGCGATCGGTGCACCATCCGCAGTAGCGGGCCATCCTTGCCGCTTTCCTCGGCGATCGCGTATTCCGGCAGGTCGTTGGTGGCGATCAGATCGCGCATCAGGCGATTAAACTCCTTCACCGACCCTTGGCTACCGCTCCGTGCGTAAATCGTCTTAAACGCCCATACAGCCATGTCCTTGCCAGCAGCCTTCCTGGCCAGACGGTACACAAAACGGCCAATGCCTGATTCGCTTAGGAAATAGTCCGGGTGCACCGTCAGGACGTCAGGCTTCAAGCCTTGGGTGATTTCCTTGTACATCCAGTCGGCAATCTTGATTTCTACGAATTCGACTTTCTTGGTGCGTGGGTTGCTGACGGTCTTCGACCAGGCGATCAGGTTTTCACCCTCGGTTTCCAGGTTGCCGGTCTGCAGATTGGGCCGTTCGATGGCAACAAACGTGGTGCTTAGCCGCTGGAGCGCACCGACCACCGCGTCTTTTTGGTTGCCGCCGTTCTCCCTTCGGCAAAACTTCAGGACATCGCCAACGTGCGGCCGGAACGTCTGCGATGGTTTTTCGCCCTTCCCTGCGCGGAACTGGTTCATGGCTTCCGTCAAGTGCGATACGGCCATCAGGACGATGTCGTAATCCCACACGGACGCCATGCCATGCGGACCCGACGACACTTCGACAAAGCCGTCTGGTAGGTCGTAGCGGATGACTGAATTGGCGCGTTTCTTACTTTTCGACAGCCTGAACACCGCCACGTCCATGACATTCCGATTGTCCCTGGCGCCGACGTCGTACAGCATCGGGGCAAAGAAATCGCGCTGACTTGATCCAGTCGCCTTCTTGCTGCGACTGGGCTTCGGTGGCTTTGGCGCAGGTGGCGCGCTGTCAGCTGCAGGCTGATCGATCTGTTCCAGCAGATCAGGCTGGATGGCGGCCGCCTGCATCTGCGCGATCCGCCGTGCAAATTTGTTGGGGCTTTCGTCTGATTCCATGGTTTATCCGTTGATCCTTCTGGTGGGTGGGTGAATTACGGAATTTGGAGGTGTGTCTCGCGTGAAAGGCCCGCGCTTAGGGGTTGGCAGCCTCATATCCACAGGCAAAAACGCCAAAAACCGTAATTCACCCACCCGACCACCCCAAAAACGTAATTCACCCACCAAAAGCCGTAATTCACCCACCGAAACCCGTAATTCACCCACCCGTTTCCGTAATTCACCCACCCATGCACAGGTTTGTGCACAGGCTGAAACGCAGGTGCCGCATGGCCCGGTGCCACTTATTCACAATGGCCAAAACTTAGATATAAAACTGTTAAATCTTTTAAAACTTATAGGCCACGCGAATTATTCCACAAAACCGATGGCCACCAGCCCTTCGCGGATGATCGCGCTGGCCGTCTTCGGACCCTTCCCGCTGCGCTTGTTGGCCAGGGCGGCATCTTCCAGTTGAATGACCAGCGACGGCGATAGGCTGATGGTCAGTGGTCGCGCCTTTTCGACCTGGGGCTTGTCTTCGCCATACGGGCGATCGGCCAGGGCAGCGACCACCGCTTCCACGGCGACTGGGTCCGGGGCTGCCTTTGAAGGCTTGACCGGGGTTTCTGGCTGATTTACGCGGGATTTAAGCATGGCCGAACACCTCGTTGACCAGGTTGTTGATGTCGTCAGCAGCGTTAGCGTTCGGGCCTTCCAGAACGGATATGCCTCGCGGGATCGCATCGCGGTAGGCCTTACGGTAATAACCAATCGACTCCAGCGGGTGGAAAGTAGGGAAGTCTCCCATGAATTTAAGGAATTCCTCACGTTCACTGGCGCGCAGGGCAGGGTTGGTGCTGGCCATGCTGTGATACACGGACACTTTCAGGTCTGGGTTCAGGTCGCGGATCATTTCAAGCTGAACAGCCAGTTCGCCAAGGGTGTCTAGGTCCAGCTGGCTGCACTGGTGCGGGGCGATGATGATGTCAGCAATCGCTGCACCGGTGATCAGCTCCCGGCTGTTACGTCCAGCCACGTCGACGATGACGTATTCGTATTTCTCGCTCAGCGCCTTCAGGGTTGACGTGATGCTACCGCGACGCTCGATCAGGGTGATGGCGGGCAACAGGTTGCTGGCTTCACGGTCAGCCTGCCACTTGGCGGAACTGCGCTGCTGGTCTGCATCGACCAGGCAGACATCAGCGCCGCGCCTTGCCAGAGCAACGGTGATGTTCATCGCTGTCGTGGATTTCCCCGCACCGCCCTTGTTGCAACCGACGATTATGATCATAGGTCATACCTCGTAATTATGAATTCATAAGTCACAAAGCCGATGCTCTCCAGTCATCGGCCCCTGATGGGGAATGATAGGACACATTTGCGGGATAAGAGTTGCGAGATGTGAATTATGAATTGTTAACCATGGATTTCAGCACAGAGCGCCCTATGTGCGCCCTATTTTTTGATTTGCACAAAAAAGCCCAGCGAAGGCTGGGCAATATGGTCTTATCACTCTGATTATCAATCAGGCCGCAACCTGCACCACAGGGATGCGCGGCCATTCCGTGCAGTCCGCGTGGTATTCAGGCCGCAGTTCCCGTGCCGCAACAGCCTGGGCAACCGATTCGTAGCTTCGCCCGTACAGCGGGTAATCCTTGCAGACGCTTGGACGGTCGTCGTACACCGAGCAGCCGGCGTCTGTGACCCTGGCGCATCGGTAGAAGGCCTTCGCCTGATGTCCGTAGTAGCTGAACATATGCGGGTTGCGCTTCTTGGCCAGGCGCCGGCTGACTGGCTTCCAGTTCGCCCGAACGAATGCGGCGTCGCTTCCTGGGCTGCGCTTCAGCATTTCCCTGGTGTACTTCAGCGTGATGGTCCGGCAGCAGGCGGTGCACTGCTGGCCGTTGATGGTGCAGGCGGTCATGGCTTACCCCACTTCGCCTTGTATTCAGCGATGAAGTCAGCAGGGAAGCCCGACACCCAGCTGCAGTGCGGGCACTTGAACTGCTCGCCAGTCCAGCTGGTGCGCGGCATGGTCGGGCAGCGTTCGCCACCGCAGTACGGCGTGTAACCCGGGCGGGTCATCAGGTTTTCGCGAACGATGCTCATAGCACTTTCCTCCGCAGCCCATGATGCACCGGGCACATCGCGCCAGCCCAGATGCCAGTGTGGCCTGGCGGTGGGCAGCAGCAGCCGGCGGGGCGTTCGGTTTGGGCGGGCAGGGCAGGCGGGGCAGCAGCTGTCACCGCCGCGTCGATGATTTCTTCCTGGTCGTTCAGCCAGCGCTGAATGGCAGCCTCGAAAAACACCCCGTACAGCACCGGAACGCTTGCGCAGCCGTCTTCACGCGCACGGTCGACGGCTTTATCACCAGCGGCGCGCATTTCGTCTGACAACAGCAGAAAGTCTGGCAGCTTGACCATGGATCGATTTTCGACGGCCAAAGTTTCAAGTTCTGACTCTGCCTGCGCCAAGCAACTGCGCAGCACCTGGCGGGTGTCTTCGCTGACTTCCAGCTGGCAACGCAATCGGTCGATCAGGCCGAAGTCTGGCTTCTTGCCAATCGGTGGTTTCCACGCCTGACCGCCGTTGTAGGTGTAGCCCATAGCGGTCAGGGTGGCGATGGCAGCTTCAATTGCTGCCACGCCGCGCGCGGTGGATGGATCAGCGCACCCACCATGCGGGGCGCACATGCCCGGCGTCTGGCAGCGCTGCATTGATTTACGGCAGATCATGTCGGTCATGCTGCCACCGCCACAACGAACGGGAAGTTTGCGCAGGTGGCCCAGATCAGCAGGCCCGCGATGATGGCGAAGAACGCCGATTCACCACCGGCTTTGCCGGTCAAGCCAATGTTGCCGAAGAACACCGCCAGCGCTAGGAGGCTCGCGCCTATGGTGATGACCAGGAGAACAAGCCAGCCGAAAATGATCATTGCGCCACCTGCTTGGCCATAAACTTCGCGTAACCGATGCGATTGGGATTCCAGCCGGCGTCCTTTGCTTGTTGCGTTACGGCGCGGAAAGCCTCCAGTTCATCAGGGCCGACTACTTCGACAAAACCTTCCCTGATGGCTTCCTGGATGTTTTCCAGGTGGTCTTTGCCTTCGGCGGGACCACTGAGCATCCGGCACATGCGGGTTTTGTGGTTTACCAGATAGCGGATGTTCAGGCGGCTCATTTGTCACCAGCCACGGTCACGCCAGCGGCTTCGATGGCTTTGCGGCAGGCTTCGACACCAATGTCGAAAAAGTGGCCGTCGCCGCTCATGTCGCCTTCTTTTGGCAGCGTCACCACCAGGTCAGCCCGCGACTGCTTGTAGAAGTGCCAGTAAGCGTTGACCGACCCGTCGTAATAGCCTTCGCCATCACGCGGCAGGCATTCCACGCGAATTTCCACTTCCAGAAAACCGCCTTCCTTCAGGCGCTCGATGACGGCCTTTTCGAACTGTTCACGCATTGCTTCTGACATTGCCCTTTCCCTTTGCGTTGTAGTTGAACCCATACCAGAACGCCCGCCCAGTCTGATAGTTGATCAGCTGGACGTCGTAGGCTGGGCCTTTGCCGTTCGCACGGCGCATGGTGTAGCTGCTGTTTTCGCGGTCGGCGCACAGGCGGAAATTGCGCGGTGCGGCAAACCCCTTGCGGTAGATCTTGCCCAGCTGGTTCGCCAGCCAGAGGCGATCGGCCTGATCGATGTCAGGCACTGCTGCAGCGATGAACTGGCCATAGATGCGGTCGTTATGGTTGTCGTTCGCTGCAGCAGCGGTCATTGATCGCGACCCTGCGCGGCTTCATTGCGGCGGTTGCGTTCCTGGCGGCGCAGGCGCTTTTCCCTGGCTGCGACGTCACGCATGCCACCATATATCCGGGGTTCTTCAGTCGGCCGGCGCATGGCGGTAGGACCGGAAGGGCGCAGGCCAGACGGCAGGCCGAACATGGTGTCATGCCCCATCACAAGCGCGCCGGAAGCGGCCAGGAGCGACGCCAGTTTCAGCCGGCTCGGGCCACCACCGACGATGACCACTTCGGGTTGTTTTTTGTCAGTCACCCTGCGCCTCCGCTTCCTGGGCAAGTTGCTCCAGGCGCTGTTCGGCTTGTGACGCCAGGCCTATATGGTCAGCAGCATTCAGCACTGGCATGGGCACGAACAGAATGCCGGCCTGGACGTAGGTGTTGGCCAGCTGCACGCACTTGCGCAGGTCGGTCGGACTTGCTCGATTCATTCCTGCGCCCCGGCGTTCTGCACTGCTGCCTGATTCGCTGCGAACGCGTCGAACTGCTCGCGGACACGCTTGTGGAAATACTGGCCATCGGCGCCGGTCAGCAGCTGGTCGTTGACGATGAACACGGACGATTTCGAGTTTG